CATCTTCTCCAACCTCACCTGATTGGTCTGTGTATTTGTCAACTAAATAATCATTGAACGTTTGTGCGTCCATCGGCCATTCGTAATATGGGTCTATAATATTGTTTGCTAAATAAACTAACCAAACATAATCAACTGAACCGTAGTAATCTAAAGCAATATCTTCAGCTCTTTCTCCTTCTTTGACTGTATAAGAATAATATACATAAGGGTTAGTTGCTACTGCTCTTACAAAAGAAGCTCGTCTTGATATATCTCTGACCTTTCGACCCTGATAATTAATTATTGGAAAATCTTCAAAATATTTTTTAGCCATCAGTTGTACCTGTACCTTCTTCTTCGTTTGCTTCTGCTATTTCCTCAACCAATTTAAATGAAACAGCATCGTTTGGAGTAGCATCGTAATCTTCTGCAGTTTGTATTTCGAGTTCTTGGAAAGCCATTTGAATTGATACACCCATCGGTACACCACCTTCGGCAATTGTCATCATATTTCCTTCTGCATAATTGATTGTAATATTACTACACATACATGGTTTAAATCTTGGATAGTGATCTTCGTTAACACCTAAAAGATTAATATAAACAACTGAAGGATATTCTAAATAAGCCTTTCCTATTGATGATGCCGTGAATTGAGCTGCAGTAGCACCTGCCTCAGTTTCACTACTTGGAACTAATCCTTGAACTTTAGGTAATATTTTTGATTTTACCTTTTTAACAATATCTCGTATGTCGTCTGCTTCTTGTGGATTTGCTGGATATAATTGCCAATCAAAAGTAAATGAACGAAGGTCAACACCACTAAAGTGTAATGTTGTTAAAGGGTTTGTGACTGAACCCATAGCAGCACCAATTGATTTTTCTCCGATACCTAAACCACCAAGTACACTTGTTCCTAATGTACCGATAAGACGAGCAAATGTTTTTCCTGCATCACCGCCAATTATATCACCACCTTTACCTGTAAGTAATGCGGTTGTTCCACCAGCAACTGCATCACCTAATTTCTTGGCAGTACCAATCGGATCGCCTGCGGCTGCAATGCCTGAAGAAACTAAAAACTCTTCAATGAAGCTTCTTTCAAATGAACTGATTTGAACACCTGTACTATCAGTGAGAGCTTTTGGAATAGGTAATTCTAATACAAAGGATTCAGCTTCTGTTGCTCTTCTTTGTTCTGCTGTTCTCCATTGAGTACTACCAGCTTCTCCACCTGCAGCTGCTGCGGCCGGTGATAAATTACCAACTTTTGATTTAGTTACAAACTCTTCATAGTTGTATTTCTTAAAAATCATTTGAATGCCATGAGGAAATGTCGCTGACGGCCACTGTAACCTATCAGTTCCTGTCTTATGAGCATTTGATTTTATATTTTTAGGTCTTGCCATTAATACTTTCCTCGGATCATTCCGTTTAATTCTAATAAATATGTAGTACGGATAATAGATTATTTATAACAGTAGACGGAAAGTACATTATGGCATATAAGGGTAAATTTAGACCAAAGAATCCCGAAAAGTATAAAGGTGACCCTACTAAGATTATTTATAGGTCTTTGTGGGAATTTAAAGTGTTTAAATGGATGGATATGCACCGTGATGTTATATGGTGGCAATCTGAAGAAGTGATTGTTCCTTATAGGTCTCCGATAGATGGTAAAGTGCACAGATATTTTCCGGATGTGATAGTACACAAGAAAGATAATCTTGGGAACCCTCAAACAATTATGATTGAGATTAAACCAAGTGCTCAATGTAGACCACCGGATCCGAAGAATAAGAATAAAACAAAGACAGGTAGAATATCAAGAAGATATTTAAATGAAGTTAAAACGTGGGGAATTAACGAAGCAAAATGGAAAGCAGCAAAAAACTTTTGCGCTGACCGCGGATGGCAATTTACGATTATGACAGAAAAGCATATACCAGGAGCACGATAAGTGGCACAACTGTTTTCAGATATATTAGCAAAAGGTATTAGGCGTGGAGAAATTCCTGCTCGAACTCAAGGTGCACGAGAATGGTATCGTAAGCAAGCCAAGACAAAAGCAGGTAAAGAGATTACTGCCGAAGCAATTACAAGTACAACAGAAAAAGGAAGAACCAAAGCAAGATTAGTTGGTGAAGGATTTATTGGAGAAATGTACTTTTTCAAATATGATCCTAAGACAAAAGCTGATATGCCATATTACGATACATTTCCACTTGTATTTCCAATAAATAAAGCTAAAGGTGGTTTCATGGGTTTAAATATGCATTACTTACCACCACAATTAAGAGCACAATTAATGGATGCGTTATATGGTTTGGCAAGTGATGACAGATATAACGAAGATACGAAATTACAATTGAGTTACGAAGTGTTAGCAAAGGCAGGACAGTTTAAAGCATTTAAGCCTTGTATTAAAAGGTATTTAACAAAACATGTTCAGTCTAGGTTTATTAAAATAGAAGCGTCTGAATGGGACATTGCTTTATTCTTACCGGTATCACAATTCCAGAAGAAAGGTGCTAGAACAGTATGGGCAGATTCAAGAAAGATAATATCAGGATAATGAAATATGTCATTTAACATTAATAAATTCAAATCATCCATGGAGAGAATGGGTGGTCCTGGTAAGCTTTCATTATTTGAAGTAAGAATGGGCAGACCGCTTTGGATGAATGAAGCCGAAAAGTTTACTGAGTTTAACGAAAGAGACTTTAGTTTATTTTGTAATAAAGTAGAGTTTCCTGGTGTTGATATTGCTACAACTCCAATGGATTATGTAGGACAACTCACAAGGTCAATTCCTTCAGCAGTTACAACTCCCGGACCAATCTCAATGATGTTCTATTGCGATTCGGATCATAATACAGTAAGGTTCTTTCATAGATGGATGAGAGAAGTAATGAACTACAGTTCAGCAGGTGGATTACATGCTGAGTTTGGTAGTAAGCTAAAAGGAGAAGCAGGATTTCCCGATAATTATGTTGCCGATTTAGAAATAAGACATTACACAACTGATAGTGATCCAGGAACCTATTACTCTACCGAAATTCAAAGAGCATACCCAACGAAAGTATCACCTTTAAGTTTAGATTGGACGAACGGTGGAGTTGCTATGTTGGCAGTTGACTTTTCCTTTGAAGATTATAGGTTTAGTTCTGATAAGGCAGGAAACACAGGAGCTCGTTCAACAAGAGGTGGCGGTTTATTAGACCTTCTTGGTGATATAGCAGGATTCGCTGATACTGTAAGAGGAACACTCAAGGCAGGAAAGCCAAGATCCATACAAGATGCAGTGAATAGATTACAAAGATTAGGAAATGCGGTTGATAAGGTTTCAGACAACATTCCACAAAATAATGGTACAGGTACTTAACTAGGAGATATATTATGGCATTACCAAAAATTGATTTACCTTTAAATGAGCTGGTATTACCCAGCACAGGTGGAAAAATTAAATACAGACCGTTTACGGTTAAAGAAGAAAAGATTTTATTAGTATCAGCAGAGACAAAAGATCCTTATGCTGAAATGATGGCAATTAAGCAAGTTGTAAATAACTGCTTGTTTGATGTTGATGTTTCTACAATCTCGATGATTGATTTAGAATACGTCTTTTTAAAATTAAGAGCAAGTTCTGTAAGTAATATGACAGAGTTTATGATTACGGATCCTGACACAAAGGAACAAGTTAAGCTTGACTTTGATGTTGAAACAATGGAAGTAATTCATGACCCAGAACACTCAAAAGAGATTCAGATTAATGATGATTTAGTTTTATATTTAAATTATCCATCTATTGATGACTTTGCTGGTATTCTTGATATGGACCCAAATGATCCATTACTCAATTATACAATTATGGTTGCATGTTTAGATAAGATCGCAACTGAAGATGAAGTAATTTCATTTAAAGAACATAGTGAGCAAGAGATTGCTGACTTTATGGATAATATGTCTGGAGATGTAATTAAAAAGATCACTAGATTTTTTGAAACAATGCCAAAATTAAGACAAGAACTGAAATATGTAAATAGTAATGGAGATGATAAGACGTTTGTCGTGGAGGGCATTCGTACTTTTTTTACCTAGGCCTTAGTCATATAAGCCTAGGGCATTATTATCAAATTATTTTCGGTTTAGCGCAACACCATAAATGGTCAGTTAGCGAAATAGAAGGTATGATGCCTTGGGAAAGAGATTTATATTTTCAAATGCTCTTAGAGTTTTTGGAAAAACAAAAAGAAGCACGGGAAAATAACAAAGGTTAACAGGAAACAGAGATGGCTGAATTAAGTGCAGATACACAAGCAATATTAAATGCTCTAACGGAGCAGGGTAAACTATTGCGTAATGATGGCAGAACTAATTCAATAAAAACTGTTAACATACGACTTGACAAATTCCAAGCAAGCTTTGATGCAATGAATCAAATGTTGGCAGATATATCTTCTTCAATGAGAAAGATGGTTGGAGGAGAAGGTGCAGAAGGTACAATACAAGTCGGAAGTGGTGCAGGTGGACAGGCCGCTGCTTTAAGAGAAGTATTTGAAGGTCAAGAAGACCAAGAAGAAGTCTTAGAACAATTAAGAGACCAAATGAGACGGCAAGCAGATCTTGATGATGCTGAATTAACTCGAAAAGAAGTAGAAGAAAAAGAAAAGCAAGAACAAGAAAAGAAAGATCGTCTGAAGAAACAAGGTGAAGAAAATCTAAAGAACCTAAAAGAGAATACAGTTACTGGTCAATTAATGACTAACCCTGTAAGCTTTTTAACGAAAGTAATTAAAGGTGCAATGATTGGCTTTGTTGGATTCAATGTTATAAGAGGAGTTGTTGACGCATTTACTGGCGGAGCAATGACTCAATTTATTGAAGACATTGATTGGGAAGGTCTTGGAAAAGGAATTAAATCATTTAGTGATTTGCTATTTAGTAATAAATGGTCTGCCTTTGCGACTGTACTTGGAAGTTGGTTATTAATTGACTTTGGCGCTCCTTTAGCAGTTAATATGGTTGGAGAGGCATTAAGAACAAATGCTTTAACAACTGCATTAGCAAAAATGACACCCGGAGAAATAACAAAAGCACCAGGATTTTTCTCTGCTCAAAAGGCGCTGAAATTTGGTCTTCTTGCGACAGCAGGAATCGCAATTGCCGGAATTACAGAAAAGCTTGCAGAAAATGTAGCCTATGAAAACTTAACTGATGATGAAGTATTAAAAGCAAAACGTGCTAATTTCCAAACACCGAAGAGTACAGCAATTTCAGTTGCTGGTTATGCTGCAGCAGGTGCAACACTTGGTTCATACTTCGGACCAAAAGGAGCATTAATCGGACTCGCAATTGGTGCCGCTGTTGGTGCAGGTAAATTAGTCTTTGAAGCAATGCAAAGAACAACTGAAGAAAAGGTAGATGTTGCTGAAATTGAAGAACGATTAAAAATGGATGAAATAGAAGCGGATCGTTTAGCAGCGTTAGAAATGTTAAAAAGACATGCTGAAGATGCATCCTTTACTCTATCAGACGAAGCATTAAAAAGTTTAAGAATACAGGCTGGTTTAAATCCTGAAACTGGTGAACCGATGATTGAAGGTGAAAGTGTACTTGACCAACAACTGGCAGAAGTTAAATTAGAAACCGATACTGTATTAGCAGAACAATTAAATAAACAAAAAAATATATTAGCAAGAGCAAAAGCGCAACAAGAGAGTGGAGTATATGAACAGTTCGTTCCTGACGGAATGGGCGGTGGTACATATATTGATATAACAGATGCTACAAGAATTGCCGAACTGCAATCACAACGAGATGCAAACCTAGCAGAACAATTAAGAGTAATGTCAGAATTAGAAGCAAGGCGTGATAAGAGAGTTGCTGAAGGCGCTGATGAAGACAATTTCATTTATCTTGCACCACAAGGTTTCTGGGAAGGCTTTAAAGATATATGGGAAGACACAAGCGATAGACGAGAAGATAGATTATCAGACTTCAGGAAAATGTTTGAAGAATACGAAGGATCTGATATTGACGGTGATGGTAAGATTGATTTTAAAGCTAGTGAAGAAGTAATGAACCAAGCATTGGACGCAATCAGCTCGGGAGCAATTACTCCTGACCAAGCAATCACTATTATTAAAGCAGGTGATACTCAAACTAATATTGATTCTTCAGATAAATCTACAAATTCAAAATATAACTTTAGTGCCGCAGGTATTGACGCACTAATGAATCCTAATGGTGGTTAAATAAAAAAAGGACCCTGCAGCGGGTCCCCAAAAAACGGCCAGGCTGGGTGCAACTTTATCAGTGTTGTCCAACGTGGATTGTTTTTATTATTTATTCGCCTTTCAGATAAGAAAGAACTTTCTCAGGAGTTGTTTCTCCATAAGGATCTGTAGCACAATCATCTTCAAACCCAGGTTCACTAAACATCCTTTCAACCATACCATCGTCTACGACCATAGCATATCTCCAAGATCTTTTACCGAAACCTAAGTTATCCTTTGCGACTAACATATCCATACCTGCTGTAAATTCACAAGATCCATCAGGAATGAGTTTAACATTCTTGATTCTCAAATCTTCTGCCCAAGCATTCATAACAAATGTATCGTTACAGCTTACACAATATACTTCATCAACGCCTGCTTCAGTAATCTGGTCATACAAGACATCAAATCCTGGTACCTGATTATTGGAACAAGTTGGTGTAAATGCGCCGGGTAATGAAAATACAACTACTCTTTTACCTTTAAAATAATCATCAGTTGTAGGATAAGTCCATTCAAACTCACCGCTCTCTACATTTCTGCTTCTTACTTTAAATGTTACGTTAGGTACTTGTCTCATAATATAGTTTCCTTATAGTTGGGAGGCCATTGCGACCTCCCGGATTAAAAATAGATTAACCTTTCAGAAATTCTTTTTCTGCGTTAATCTCAATTTTACGAGCCTTCTTTGCTTCAGGAATAATTCTTTCCAATGAAACAGTTAAAAGACCGTTGTTGAAGTTGGCTCCAATTACCTCAATATCGTCCGCAAGAGTAAAACTTCTTTTGAACTTTTTGAAGGAAATACCGCGGTGAACATAATCACCTCCGCCATTGAAGTAATCACCTGCTTCATCCCAAGTGGAACGAATAGTTAATACATCTTCTTTTACTTCGATTTCTACATCATTAATATCGAGTCCTGCCAAAGCAAGGTCAATAAAGAACTTGTCTTCGTCTTTCAGTGATCTGATATTATAAGGCGGGAAGCCTTGTGATTGATGTACTTGTGGGAACTCCACCAATCTGTCGAAAACTCTATCGAATCCTACAGCAAATGGGTGTAGTTGGTTTATATTTAATCCAGTCATATTTATCTCCTTTATTAAGCTAGATATTATTATCTGATGGTATTACCCATCACCTTATTCGTAAAGCCCTTACGGCACCTTACTGAATTATTTATATATTATATAACAGTTCGTTAAGAATGTCAACTATTTTTTGCCGATATTATATTTTACCGTCAAATCCCAGTCGTTCTTTTCTTTAAACGAAATGATTTTAATTTGATTGAGAGAAGCAACAGGATCTTTTGCTTTGGAAGGATCCACAATTTTAACAAGTTCCCATTCTTCTAACAAATTCACAATCGTATTACGACGTGATATATCTTCTTCTGTTAACGTATTGTGCTTTCCGTCTAAAATGAAAAGTTCTTTAAAATGTAATATCGCATATCTACCTTTCTTATGAAGGATATGACATGACTGATACAGTTTCTTTTCTTTACGACTTGATATGCCAATACGAGTTAGTGTTTCTTTGATTTTGAGAAAGCTATCTTGAGTAGGGAGTTCTACTTCAATGCCAACTCCTTTGAAAATGTCCGTGTCCATGATTTATATTCACCTTATTAATTATTTTATAGTGGCATGGTATATAACCATATAAGATTTATTTATAAAAATCATATCTTAACCACCTTCATTAATTTTCTCGTGGACAATTTCAAGTTGTTCTTTTGATAGAACTTTAAGATATTGCTTTGCTACGGTTCGGTTACATTGATATACTTCTTGGATTGCATCAAGGTTTGTATCCTTATCTGCTTTAGGCCATTTTGAAAATCTTTTACGTTTACGAAGGACAGTACGATAATAATCAAACTGGGCACCATCAAATAAATGATGACGCATATTCATTTCGTTTGCATGTAATATTGTATCTTCAAAATTTGTAAAGCCACGGTTCACTACATAAGCATTGTACATCTTTTCGGTATGTTCAGGTATATCTGAGTTACGAATAAGATCTTCCTTTGAGAAGGACGCAGCATTCATAAAATCAAAAGGACTAAGATCTTTCATCAAGTACCTCCTGAAGTTCTTTTGCTAATACATCAAATTCTTTACCGCATTCTTCACATAGTGTTACTTTATGTTTACCTTCAGAGGTATTCATTTCAACAGTATATGCTTTCTTTTTTGTGGTTGTTGTATTACAGTTAAAACACCTTGTCTTCAACATTATACATACTCACATTCAATCATAACCTCAGTTAAGAAGGCAACCATATTAATTTCTTGGTCAGCAACCAAACCTGACTTGTACATATAATCAGCTAATGTAACTATAAAACCAGCTTGTGATTGTAAAACGACCTTTTCTGAACACATATCATAGATACGTCGGAACATTTCGTTCATATCTTGGTCTGAATTCTTGGCAACCCATTTGCGCATATTCGTAAAATCTTTACCTTTGAGTAATCGGAAAAGATCATCAATAGATTCTTGTTTCAGATTAACAAAGATACCTTCATCAATTTTACCTGAAGCGGCATAGGATTGTAGTTCAGTCAATACACGACGGAAGTCAGGGAAATGTTTTTCAATAACCTTAGCAACTACCTTAGGATCGTATTCAACTTCTTCTTGGTCAAGAATTGCTTTAACTCTTTTGAAGAATTCCATTGCCATTTGAGGACGATCTTTAGTATCAATAGTAAAGTCTACTTCTGATAACCTTGAACGTAATGGACTGATAATACGATTCTTGAAATTACAAGTAAAGATAAATCCACAATTAGAAGAATATTCTTCAATAAAGTTACGAAGAGCAGGCTGAACATTTGCTGCGTTCAAATAATCTGCTTCGTCAAAGATGACATACTTACGTCCTGTTCCTGTGAGAGAAACAGCAGATGCGAAAGTAGAGATGTCGTATCGGAGAGTATCAATATTAACATTAAGAGAACCATTCTTTACGATATAATCGCAACCGAGTTCTTCAAGCATTGCCTTTGCGATTGTAGTTTTACCTACACCAGGACCGCCTGTTAATAATAGATTTGGAACACTGCCGTCTGATACGAACTTACGGAATGTTTCTTTTGTCTTGTCAGGTAGAATAGTATCTTCAACAATCTGCGGACGATATTTTTCAACCCATAAGACTTCGTTTGATTTTGCATCAATCATAATTCACC